TGTGGTTGCTCCCGCACGCTTTTCTCGTTTGTCTCTGGCTGGGAGCCATCTGATGCCAACGCTATGGCTGAGCCTAGCAAATGTTGGCTTATCAGCTTTACTTATGCTGCGAGGCTGTCGGCATGGTCCCTTCTGGGGCCCTGGCCGCAAGCCCGTGGTGTAAAAGACCTTCTGCAGCGCTCTGCAAAGACCGTTCGCAGAGGTAATTTTTCTGTGACTTACCGGGAAGTCACAGTGAATACACTCGAAGACCCGGTGCGTGTGCGTCTCGGCCATATGGTGGCTGAGAGAGGCCTGAGCTACCGGCAGTTCAGGCGAGAGGTGCCAGATGATGTGTACCTCGGGGGCGCGGCCACAGATACTGTGGCCACATCCAGCGCCGCCCAGCAGCCGCCTCCGTTCTGGGGGCTGTTACTGGCGTGGTGGCTGGTATATCAGTTGCTAGCGGTGCTTTTATCAGTGCCCTTAGCTTCGGGGTTGCGGATGCTCGTGGAGCTTGGTTTGCCCAATCCATTTGGGTTTATCGAAGGGCTTCACGACGGCCTCAGCCCTTTTAAACCTGATTGTTCCCTCCCGTACTTCGGCCCCATCGACGATGCACGCGGTAGCTGTATCTGGCGTGCTCTGCGCCGGATTGGCTACACTCAGTTCGACTTGATCAACGCTGGCATCCGCCCTTGGTCGGTCAAACCGAAATTAGGCCGGATGTGGTTGCCATTGTTTTGGACTAGAGTCGGTACCCCACACGTTTCCGCGACCCCGTTCCCCGGCGCACGCTTTGGCTTGTGTGCCTCACAACTAAAGACGGGTTTCCTAGCGGGTGATCAATTCTATACGGACTTCGGCTCATCAGCCCCAGACGCTGACGCTTCTGCTAGGAAGGCACGTTTTAAAGCCATTACCGAGATCCCGGCCCCTAGGTACCCGCAGTTGGGTGGCGCTCAGCGTGTACCCTCTCAGTATTTGTACGCCGCTAAAGCTAACGCCTTTGGTGAGACCTGGAAACCTGGTTTTTTCCCGGCTGATCTTACAAGGCAAGCAGCCCGTACAGTGGGTAATTTCACGAGGGGCCCTCTACCTATAGCGGATGCAATCGAATTTACCCGCGATAGCGAATTTCAAATGCACTACCCTGATTTTTCAAACCGGATGACGCAGTACAAACGCCAAGCGCCACATGTCACGTGGGCCAGTCAGCACGTTATAACCTCGACTGCTGAAGTACTTACCATGCCCCGCAGGCCGAAGGATCATTCAGCGATACTCCAGCCTCGTTTTAATCAGCTCCGACCCCTCTTTGAGGATGACGTCTCCAATCAGGCACTTTCTGCCATTGAAACTGTTATGGCTCAAAGGAGGATGGGCGGCACCCGCGGCAACCGACTCATACCAGGGTGGGAAGCCGGTGCCACACGGCGCATCGAACAATGGCGTAGTTTGCTACAAGAAACACGGGCAGGCCAATTGCATTACCGCGTGCTTGTCATGTTGTGGTCTCGTTACTTACAGGCTTCAATACGCAATCACGTAGCTGCGACGGCCCCTGACTGTCCTACTTGGGCGCAGCCAGATCGCACTGTCGGACCCATGGCGCCAGCCCCAATTTTTGACAACTTGTCTACGGTGCTGGACCCAGCCGTGCAGCCTCCTGTCGACCCTGAAGCCGCACTGTGGACCGAAGCCCAGCTCGAAGGCCTGGCGTCGGGGCAGCGCGTGCTCATTGATGCTGAAGGAGTGGACGATGAGACGCTTCTAGAGTTGATCCGCTGTTATCTGCCATTCCAAGCCGATGATCGCTGGTCTTTGCAAATTCCGGCTACAGTAGCTACTGCCGCCCGTGCTGCTACGAATACTACGCCAGAGATCGCGGCTGCTCCTGCGCTAGCAGCTGAAGACTGGTGGGTGTTGGCACAGTCACGTATAGTGCATGGCGCCGCCCGGGTCCTACTACATTGGGGTCGCGAATTACCACGCTTGTCTACAGACCAGTTGAATAACACCGCTGGTGTAGCTGGAGCTGTGGATATTCTCGGCTTGCCACCCAACCGGTGGGCGACGCTAAAGGCTATTCGGCACCTGGTCAATCGCCATCATTGTGGAGCCGAAAGCTTAGCTGCTTTCGATTTTGCTTTCTGGGAGCAGTTTGGTTTTCAGTACGCTCACAGTCCGGTTACGAAGGCTAATGCACCACGTGGCATTGTACCCGCCCATGGTACTAACACGCTTAGGCTACCCCGGGATTTCACATCGCCGGTTTACTTCGACGCTTTCACAACACCTCTCCCCACCCCTGGCCCCGTAGCAGCTCTTTTCAATGCTACGCCAGGTGAACTAGCCTGGAGTGCCTTCATAGCTACAATAGGCATGGGTTCTGCCCTTAATTGGGCATCGTACGCCTTTACGCTAACCGGTGAGGTTTGGGATTATGTTGCTAATCAACAGGCGGGCGTCAGTCAGTTTTTGAAGCTGCATGCTGATGCCTTTACTCACACGGTTTTATCGGATGACACTAATCCCTGGTCAGTTAACTTAGGTAATGCTCAGGCGATGATGTATGGTTTTGGCCCTGCTGCGGAAACGCGACTATGTACCATGCAGCGTGTGGACCCGCACTGGGGAAAGTATTCGGCCCCCTTATTCGCCAACCCATACTACGAGATGTGGGCGTTACAAGTGCTGCCCTCCCATCAAATGTTCCCCCTACCGCAAGGCACTCCCTTGTGGGAAGCCAATGAACCACGGCCTGTTGCTGGGCGCCTTGATTTTTCTGGGCGCGTACGCCTTGCCCGGGATTTGCCCAAATTTTCGGGTCGCTCGTGGCTGGCTGACGGGGGCATGGAATACAGTGCTCGGTATTACGCTAATTGTGGTACCGGGGCGCACCTCTTGGCTGGTCGCACTGCCTATCGCCACGACCGTTCAAGCGTTGCTCAGCGGTACGTGGCCCTGTCTGCTTGGGATTCACCCTTTCAGCATGAATGGCCGGCCGATCCCAACGCTTTCAATGTCACCTGGACTGAAGCACCAGGCGGCGTGTTTGCCGACTTTATAGCCCCAGGTACGCTGCGGAGTTTTAACCTGCCTAACAACCGATTGCGAGCCATGGGTGCTAGGGCCAACTGGGCTTCAACCAGCGCTGAACAGGAAGGCCTTAAAACAGCCATGTTCAATGCGGCCCGTGGGGTGCCTCTACAGGGTGTTTGCATCACTTACATCCACCCAGTGCCCGCGATGCGCGAATTCGAAGAGGTGCAAGACTACTCGATGATAGAAATCATCGATGCAGAGAGTGGCGCTTATGCCGGCTTGGTTAGTGTGTCAAAAGACACGTCCCCTGCCGCATATGCTGATAACTCTTATCTGCCGGATCCTTCTAGCGGCTGGTCACCCCACGAAAAGGCGCCCTTGAATCTACCTGCGTATTTGGCTAACAACAATGACCCTGGCCAGCCTCGCTGGAGACGCTCTAAGTCCGGTGACAAACCTGTCGGGAAAAACCAATCCGATCTAGAGATAGCTCGGACCGCACCAGCGGGTGGGTTCCTAGATCGCCGTTTCCGCACAATTGAAGAAGATCGTCAGAAGCGGGAACAGTCGGAAGCCGAAGCACAGGCTATGAGCCGTCAGCGCTCACAAACTTATCGACCATCTACCACGCAACCGGGTGCTAGTTTTGTCACGGGTGAACAGTACTCACAGCCTTTAGACGCTGGAATGCAGCCCTTTACAGACAGTGTTTATAGCGATTTGCCAGTAGAGGTTAGCCAGGCCCAGCATGCAATGGCAGCAGAGGCTATTCGACAGGGGGTGCAATACCCAAATTTCGCTGATGCACCTACTCGTCCAGCCAGCTCTCCACGGTTCCCAAAAGCACATACCTCATTTACACGTGGTAGGTACTCACCCCCGGCTCGGCACGCTTTACCCGCCCCTATAGTGAACCAAGCTTTGAAGACCGCTTGGCGTAGCAGCGCACCTGTGCCCATAGCTCCCAGTTTCCAAGGCCCAGCTCCTACAACTCAGAAACGCGTTAGCTTCGCTGGAGGATACGAGTCCAAGAATCCCAGCTCTGTGGATGAACTCCCCCTTCTAGAACACGTTCCAATTGTACCCCCCTCTGCACATCGCGGCCCTGAACCCACTAGACTTAGGGAACCTATAACCCCGGTCACAGCTCCGGCCTATGCTGAGGCAGGTAATCGCTTTTCCGTAGACGCCATTATAGGTGCCCCCACGGGGACGTTAGCGCCAAAGGTGGGTGATGGTAACTCATACCTAACTGCCGCTGTGCCCGCTAATATGGTAGTGCAACACCAGGCATCCGTTCCGACTGACGTAGCTGCGCCCGTGGCACAACATATGCTGGTGGACATGAGTGACATAGCGGCTGGTGGCACTGCCACGGGAGGACCTCCGATTTCCGTTTTGTCACAGAGAATGATAGGCGCAACTCCGGGAAACTAATCTGGAATGCCGCCAACTTATTACCCTTCCGCGAGCGTTCCAAACAACTGAAAGCTGCTCTGCTAACCACCAATCCCGGTTTAATACCGTGGCTAGATGAATTAGTGGCGACTTTCAGCTTTAAAGTGAGGGGTCAAGATTTCTTTGATGCCACTGCTTTAGCAAATTCCTTCGACCGGCGAGCGGACTCGGCTTACGAAGCTATGGTCCATTATTTGATCCTAAATCCGCTGCCGGTTTCTAGTTGGAGACACCTACCCCCTAGTTTATACTGGAGGAGCGCCACTGAGCTCTACTCTCGGTGTCACTTATCCTATGATGGTGTCGACAGTAAACGTCCCACAAGAAGTATCGCCTTGTCTCCAGCGGTAGGGGAACGGCTCGGGCAATTGTACCCCCAACCTCAAGGGCGCCCCGGAGGAAAAGTCTTATTCTCACCAGAGGATGCTGTGGCTTTTCTTAGAGACACAAAGACCCCGAGGTGTTCCAGACACCGACTGGCTAGTAGTATGGTGGCCTGGTTATTGCACCCTAAGGCGCCTGAGCTTGAAGGTATTACGTGTGTTAACCTGCTACTCTTACCTTATGCTAGTGATGCGGCACGGGATGTGCTTACCCCATTCCTGTTGGCTAACCCTTGGATTGCGGCATTAAACCTACCCGATTTAGCGAGTTTCCTGAAAGCGTTGCATAACGGTATACGCGTCACAGAAACTTTCATTGACGGATCTTACCTCGGCCCGGAAGCTGCTAGGCAACTATACGGGCTCGACAGTTTGTGTGGCAGGAACGTTGTCTTCGAGACTGACGTGGTCAGTGAAATGTTACAGCGGGCGGCTTTCTCCGGCCAAGGTGCCATTCCGGAATTGCGACAATTTGGCAAAGAACACCCTCAGATGGTGTACAATGCTAAGTTATATTGGGAATGGCTCGAACAAGCCATTGCCGAGGCCTTAGTTTCTGTAGCTCCGGAAAAAATACGCATCCAGCCTTTTAAGAAATGGTACAGCTTAAGACAATTCTGGGGAGCTAGTGGCGGCGCTCCAGGAGCCAGATTTGAATGGCATATTTTACAAGATGGAGATCAGGACGATAAATCAAGTCCATTCACCGTTGAGCGTGTGCGATTAAATAAGCGTGCTGCGCTTTTGATGGTTGACGGCGCCAAGCTACGCGCACAACTTAATAGGGCGGATAAAGCTATCATGTATTCAAAGGCAGCCACTAAGTATGAAAATGGGAAATGCAGGACGATATGGAATACCTCTATCCAGCATTATGTAGCCCAAGCGTACCTGTTGGATTTATATGAACCCAACGTTCAACAGGGTGGTTGGTATTCCGCGTCTGATGGGGCTCTCGCTCGGCTTATCCGCGCTGCTACTCGACAAAACGCACTTAACAAGGATGGGGTTTTCTCCTTTATGTGGGATTACTCCGACTTCAACATTAACCATCAGACAAGGGCAATGGTTCTCTTGTTTACTAAACTGCAGGAATTGCTTGTTATCAAGGCCGTCTCGGATACTGCCCAAGATAAAGCGGAGGCGCTAGCTGATATCAGGGCCATAACCGAGTGGGTTAATTCAGCTAAGACTGGCATGTTCCTGGAAGACACTCGCTCGGGTTATATCCAAGCTGCAGTGCGGTCACTAGCTAGCGGCGAACGCGCTACCTCGTTTACCAACACTATGCTAAGTCGTGCCTACAGGCTCGTACATGATAGGGCAGCGCACCACCTGTTAGGCCGGGCACTTCTTCACGGAGATTCATCCCATCAAGGAGATGATGTTTTTGCTTCTACTAACTCTGCATTTGACGCCACGTTGGCTGCCGCCCTATTCTTGCTGTTAGGCTGGGCGGGACAGGCAGCTAAGTTGAATGCGGACTTTACAGCGCGCGGTGAGTATTTGCGAGTGGCATATCTACCTGGTAACATATGCGGATATCCAGTGCGTGGGTTTGCGGGGTTATTCTCAGGCGAGTTCTTTAGTGACCTACCAGCTGACCCTGCTTCCCGCTCTGCCGCTCTGTTTTCTCAAATAAGCAAGGTGAAGAATCGTGGTTGCCATATACCTGACAGCCTTTTAGAGCGCTTATTGCGGCGTAACGCTGCTTTGGTTTACACCGAACGCGGGACTCAACACCGTGTCACGGTACCTCCAGCTATCGCGCTTTTACCGTCAGCGTACGGGGGTTTCGGGGCTGAAGCAGCTCATGAATACCAAATTAAAGGATTTGTAAATGTAGATGACCTACACGTAGCGTCAATAAGTACTGTGGCTAGTCAGCTACCTGCCAACAGGCGCGTAGCTTTCTGCATACCTAGTTCAGGCGGGAAAACATCCCTAGCACGGGATTATCCAACTATGTTCGTTGATCACGACACCCTTTGTCATCCTATAGCCTTATCCTTAATCACGGATGTCGACTTACGAAACAAATACTTACGTAGTGTAGTTCCGGATACCGACTACAGAATCTTGCTCACCTGGGCTAGGGATTGTATCCCAAGTAGCTACAAAGTCGAAGGTGTATTTACACTCATCCCACGCGCTGCGGAGACCTTGGTGGGGGAGCAAAACTCCAAACTCCTGCGTGGTTACAGAGGCGCCATCCTGTGCAAGGACCAGTCTGAGATACGCGCAAATACTCTGGCTAGAGCAGCACAGCTAATGGTAGATGACGGGCTGAGTCCATTCAGCGGGCAAAGGCTGGTCGCGAAGCACGACCTGGATAGAGCGCCACCTAGGCTGCGAGCACCAAGCCTACCTATAGACGAAATTGTCTACAACGCTAGGCTGGCTGACACGAATACAATTATGAGTCTAGGCAAAGGGCATTTAATGCAGCAAGTCGTACAGGCTGCGGGCACGTCCAGTTTTGGTGGAGCATTCCCACGCTCTCTAATGTCTGACAGCCTAGCAGAATATGCCCGCACATTGCACGCGTGGTTAAAGCGCGTAAAAATAACCGAAGCGATAGAATCTACTCGCTTACCAACATGTTATCCCATTCTGTTGAACAGAATGGATACTACATTATTGAAGTTGGCCAGTACTCTACATGACTGCCAAACCACCTCGCCTTTAGTTGCGTCGAGCTTGTTAAGTCAACTCCCCAGAAGCTACTATGGCTTAGCAGACCGCGTGGCTCTCAGCTGTGGCTACTCTATGTTAGCCATCTTCAAAGCAGCCGCTCGTGAGGATGGCAAAACGCCAGCTGCACAAGCCTTTTCCATACTGGCTATGCTGCCCATGGCCACCGCTGGCACTTCAGCTAGCGTGCGCAAAGCCAAAGATTGGTTAAGTGTGGCGACTCGGGTTACGGCGAATAATAACCGATTAGCTGAAAACTTGATTAACTACTTTTGGGGTGAAATGGACTTTATCCCAGCTACGGGCCCCTACTCGTCTGATGTCCTCTCAGCCGCTCGGACTTTAGCGCTGCATGCCGCTGAAAGTCAGCTGTACGATGTTCTGGCTTTACCAGCACTCAACATTAGGAATACTGTTGACGCGCTGTCGCAAGTGGCTGCTGTTTTCATCACCAGCCAGTTGCTCACGGTAGGTTCTCACACAAGTCGGGAACCCTTCCGTTACCAGGTCTAACGACCTTTTACAGATTGTCTAGATCTG